ATTTTGGCCTAGTAGAATTAACTGAACAAATGAAGGCACAGAAGAACAAATTGACAAAAACCTACCGGTTCGGCAATCCATTGGTTGAAGAACTCAAGAAAACTGAAGTAATGGCAGATATAGAAGTTGGAAACAACTCTGTTAAAACGACGTTCAAAACACATTATTTTTCGCGATGGATGTCAAATGAAATTAACAAGTTACTAATATATCACGATGTGATACTGTGTTTCTACAACGAACATGTGAACACAGTCAGAAAAATGTTTCCACACACAAAGACTGAAATCACAACAGTTCACAAATTCCAAGGCCAAGAAAGGAAAAGAGTAGCTGTGCTTCAAGCAACACTTGGCAGTGCAACGACACACTTAAGTGTTGGTCATTGCATGAGTGCAGTTACGCGCTGTGTGGAACACGTGACATGGATATCCGTTGGATGTTTTAGTGACAACACCCCACTCCATGTGCGACTTGGACAAAGTGTGATAGGCACAAGAATAGAATTCAAACATGGAGAAAAAACAGTAACATTCGATGATGAAAAAGATGAAAAGATTAAAAACATTGATGCATTATCGGAATTAATCATCAAATATTCAGGTATTAGAGAATTATCAGTAGATGTCGACAATAGAAAGAATGTGCGGATAACTGGAAAAATGTATGGACAAAAATTGTTTTACACACGAATAAACAGTTTTGTAGACACGAATTTACCAACTATAGCGAAAATACATTTAGAGAACGCTTTGTCAAATCACATGTTGATTCATAACAAACAGTATTTCATAATCCGGAAAAATAAACACAGAGTTCGGATTTTCGCACTTATTGCAAGATTACACGAATTGAATAACAGAGTATTCGAAATTACTACACAACAGGGAAAATTCACAGTTAAAACTGACCCCGACAGTTGCGCAGCATGCTCATCACTATTGATTTCTAAAGGCGCTGATCAATTGCACATACAAAAAGATTATTTGAGAAGTGACAAAAGAATTTGTGAGGGTGAAAAATATATATATGATCTAATATTTGAGAGTGAGATGGAAGGCAAGTTCCTATTATTTGATGAGAAAATGTACGACCATGTCATATTAACGGAAAGATTCAGAACTGCAATCAAAGACTTTCCAGAAACTTTCACAGGATTCGAAAAGAAATTGTACACGTATAAGTTTGACAATAGGTTAGTAGTTACAGAACTAAAAGAAAAATACAAGTTAAGTGTGAGATCGAACAATTTTGACAACATGCGTACATACCCATATCTATCTAGAGGTTACCTGTACAATACGTTAATCACGCACAATGGAAAAACATGGAACACAGAAAACAAGAATAAAAGTTATGACATGCTAG